GCAGTTGGTGGTGGTAAGACTGAACCTGCTAAAACATATAAAGATAGAAAAGATATAGGACAAACTAATAAACAGAGGTCTAAATCTGGAAGAGAGCAACAACCAACTCAAGAAAGAGGTAGTGCTGCATTATCAAAGAAGGAGGCACAAAGGAAGGCATATTTAGAAAGAAAGGCAAGAGAAAAAGGTGCTAAAACTAAAACTGCTGACGAATTATTAACAGTTAAGAAGAAAGAAAAGGTCAGTCCTAAGTATAAACCAACAAAAGCATCTGGTAAAACTAGAGCAGAAAGAGACAAACAAAGAAGAGAAGGTGAAAAGTATTTAAAGGGAGTTATGAAGAAACAAGAGACAGATAAGTATAAAAAAACAACAGGTTCAGACCCAGATAAGAAAGGTAAAATGAAAATTATGGGAAGAGTTCACAAACGTATGTCTACATGACCCAATACATTGTGAAAGCACGTTATACTGACCATCAAGATAGGTCACATTATATCACTGAAGAGGTAGATTTAGCAGATAGAAGATACATTGAAGATTTTATTAGGTCTAGGTATCCTGTTGGTAAATGGTGCATGATTAATAGTGTAAGACAAAAATAAAATTATTCTACTCTAAAATAACTTTATTATGAACTATGACAGCATTTGAAATCATTCAAGACAGTTATGATCTTGAAACTTTACGTGAAATAGTTGAACATGGTTGTGTATCTGGTGTTGCACATGATCACATCTATTATTCTGATACTATTAAATTCTTCGATGAGTATGAAGATGAAATAATTGAATACATTGCTGATACTTTAGGTGGTGAATTCAATGAAGAGTTGTGGACAAATAACCCATGTAATATTACAGGGTATAAGAATGATACAACTTGGACATATATTGAACTTGTAGCATCACAATTAGTGGATGAATATGAGGATCAAGTATGAAGGATACAATCTTATTTGGTGATTGTAGAGAAACTTTAGGTGAATTTCTCCCTAAAAGTGCGAGAATGTGTGTTACTTCTCCACCTTATTATGGTCTTAGAGATTATGGTGGGGAAGGTAAACAAATAGGTCAGGAATCTACTCCAGAAGAGTATGTTCAACAAATGGTTGAAGTGTTTAGATTAGTGAGAGATGTTCTTACTGATGATGGTACTTTATGGTTGAATATTGGTGATAGTTATTATAACTATAGACCTGGGAAAGGTAGTAAAACATATCCTAAACAAACTATTGCCAATAACAATCAAGACCTGCCTGAATATACATCTAAGAGAGGAAATAAGTTAGAAGGATATAAAGAAAAGGATCTAATTGGTATTCCGTGGATGTTAGCATTTGCATTAAGAGTAGATGGATGGTATTTAAGACAAGATATTATATGGCATAAACCTAATCCAATGCCAGAAAGTGTAAAGGATAGATGTACTAAATCACATGAATATTTGTTCCTCTTAAGTAAGAATAAGAAGTATTATTATGATAATGAAAGTATAAAAGTACCAGTGAAAGGTGATTGGGGTACAAGAGATAGAACTAAAGGCAAATATCACAATGAAGGTACAGGTTTACAACCTCATTCTGGTCTTACTAAATCATACTCAAAGGCAAATAAAAGGTCAGTCTGGAGTATAACAAACAAATCATATAAGGGTGCTCATTTTGCAACTTATCCACCTGAATTGATTGAACCATGTATTAAAGCAGGTTCAGAAGTTGGTGATACTATTTTAGATCCATTTATGGGTTCTGGAACTACTGCAATGGTAGCAAAAATGCTGGATAGGTATTACATAGGGTGTGAATTGCATGAGGATTATGGTAACTTAATTCAAGAAAGAGTTCCATTAAATATTACGCACCTCTAAATTGACATAATGGTGAGGAGGCAAGGGTCTCATTCAATAATTGAGTTTAATTCGAACCTCTCCTCACTTTTTGTTCTTTATTATTAAACTAAATTGGCATCTTCAACAAGAACCAGATCAAGAAAAAGAACATCATCTGCAAAAGTATCAAGTACTGCTCAAAGAATAGCAGCAGCAGTTGATAAACAAGAAGTAGTAAAACCAGTTGTTAAGTCACAACCAGTTCCAGTAAAGTCTGTGACTAAATATACAGCAATTACTGAGAAAGTGAAAGTGACTGAAACACCTAAACCTGCTACAAAACCTGCACAACCTAACCTAAAATGGGAAGATTACAGGGATGATGTTAAAGTTCGTTGGCAAATACATCAGTATGAAACCAAAGAACTCTGGAATGATTTGATAAAAGGTTATGAATTTACTAGACCATATATTAGTAAATCTGTTACTTATGTCAAAGATTCCTATAATAGAGCATTTAACTAAGAGTAAGGAGGGTATAACAACCCTCCTTTTTTTGTGCCTTAAATGTTACTCACCTCTAAATTGACCCTATAGTATAACAATGAAATTTATTATGCAGAATTTACACATTGAACATCCAGAAGATTTGATCCTTGAGGGTGATTTAACTGTGTTTGATGCTTTATATTCTACAGCACATATTTCACAGAAAATTGATGGAGCACCTTCTATTGTGTTTGGGACTAATCCTAACAATGGGAGGTTTTTTGTCGGTACAAAGAGTGTATTTAATAAAGTAAAAGATATGGTATGTTATACTGTAGAGGATATAAATGAGAAGTATGATAAAAGAACTCACTCAAGTTTGATTGATGTTCTTGTTGCTTGTCTCTTATATCTTCCTAGAGTTGATGATATTATTCAAGCAGACTTTATAGGGTTTGGTGGTAGTAATGTTTACAGACCTAACACCTTAACTTATAGTTTCCCTCAGATAGTTAATCAAAAGATTATCATTGCACCTCATACAATTTATGAGGTTGAGGGTGAATTAAAGGATGCAGTTTCTAGTCCATTACTAATAACATTTGCTGATAATGATGATGTTAAGTATGTTCAACCAACTGTAGATAGAGTATATGAGGGCAAAGATGTTCCCTCAATTAATACAGATAGAGTCACATTTATGACACCTAAAGAGGCAAAAATTGCTAAAAGAGCAGTTAATAACCTTATTAGAGAAGGTGTTGAGTTAAGTGATGCTAACTTGTATGATATATTCGGATGTAATCATCTTGTTAATCTCTATCAAATAGTAAGAGATATTAAGAGTGATTTGATGGATAGTTTTATAGTTAGTGATGCACCCAAATGTTATAACGATGGCATAGAAATTAAGGGTGAAGGGTTTGTTATGGTCACAGATTATGGTATAATAAAGTTAGTTGATAGAGAAGATTTTGCTTATGCAAACTTCAATAAGGGAAGATTTCAGACAAAATAATACTCACCTCTAAATTGACCACCCTAGTATAGGATTATTTTATTATGGTTCAATTACGTCCTCATCAGGAGGATATATTATTAGCACTAGAAAATAACATTAAAGGTCAGGTGATTTCACCTACTGGAAGTGGGAAAACTATGTGCATGATTAAATCAACAGAAAAAGAGTTTAATGGTGCAAAATGGGATTTAGTGAATAAAGATTGTGATAGAAAGACTATTGTAATTGTTGCTCCTAGAATACTATTAGCAGCACAATTAAGTAGTGAGTTTATCAAGAATCTAAAGGTAAATCCCATGCTTGATTATAAAGTATTGCACGTACATAGTGGGGAAACACATCATTTTAGTAGTACAGATTCAGACACTATTAAACAATGGAGTGAGGAATATTATAGATTTAATAAGTTAATCTTTACTACATATCACTCCTTACATAAGATACAAGAATCTGATATTAATGTAGATACAATATATTATGATGAAGCACATAATAGTGTAGCAAAGAACTTCTTTCCTGCTGTTGAGCATTACTCAGAGGAGGCAGAAAAGACCTACTATTTTACAGCAACTCCTAAACATTCTCTCACTATTAATAAACCTGGGATGAATGATTCTGAGATTTATGGTGATGTTTTAATCAATGTTCCTGCTCCTAAGTTAGTAGAACAGGGTCATATTCTACCACCTAAAGTGATAGTTAGGGAGATAGATGTTGATGATGAATTTATTAATGAGTCTAAGCATATTGTAGACACCATCGATGAAGTTAATGTTGATAAAGTATTAATATGTGCAAGAAGTACCAAGCAAATTGTTAAACTAGCATCAGAAGATTTTGTTTATGAGTTAACAAATAGGGGTTATTCTCTCATGTATATTACTGCTAAGACAGGTGCATTTATAGATGGTGAGAAAGTAGATAGGGAGAAATTCTTTGATGTTCTTAACACTTGGGGTCAAGATGTTGAGAAGAAGTTTGTAGTTTTGCATCACAGTATTTTATCAGAAGGTATTTCTGTTAGAGGATTAGAGGCAGCATTGTTATTAAGGAATATGGATGTTATCACACTAAGTCAAACTATTGGCAGGGTAATTAGAACTGCTAATAATAAAACTTATGGTCTAGTTGTTGTCCCTAGTTGGGATAAGGTAGGCATATCTACATCCAAAAAGTTAAACAATGTTGTTGAAACTGTGTTTGATAAAGGTGAACCAGCAACCTCAATTATTACAAGATGACTGACACTAAAGAACTCAAATCTATTGCTCGTTTCTATAAAGATTGTGAGCAAGGATTTGCCCTTGATTCAGGTTACTATGCTGTTCCAATTATGGGCAGTAATACTAAACTAATGGTGATACATGATGGTGAAATGTTAAAAGAATGTAGGAATGAATCATCAGCAAGAAACTTTATACTTAAGCACAAAAAGACCAAGACTAAATGATACGCACCTTTAAATTGACTGAGTAATGTAAGCATGAGGGTTCAACTAGACTGACATTCATCTTAATTATACTGAGTAAATCAGTTAGCATAGATGATAAGAAGCAGTCACATGATGTTGAATTAAAATTACACTACCCTCACTTACATTTTCACTTTGATTATTAATTATGGCAACAAGATCAAGGATAGGATTAAGACTTAAAAATGAATCTATCCTATCTGTTTATCATCATTGGGATGGTTATCCTCAGTGGTTAGGTGTTACTTTAGAGCAAAAGTTTAATACTTTTGATAAAGTAGCAGAATTAATTGATGGTGGTGATATATCTTGTTGTGATTCTGATTCTGATTGGGATTTAAACAAGGTGGACAATCATGTTCAATATTATAATGATAGGGGAGAAAAAACTGAACCTAGATTAGATTTAAATGAGCAAGATTACCTCTCTAATGGTGAAGAATATGCTTACATATTCGAACCTAATGGTAAATGGGTTTGTTATGATTTACATTACCCTAAACCACAATTAGCATCAATTCCATCCAATTATCCAGAAGAATTAGCATCATGAAAACATCACAAGTATTAAAAGATCTTCAAGCATTGAGGAAAGAATGGAGGAGACAAAACTTCCACTTTACTTCAGAGCAAAAGAAAAAGTATGATGAATTACTTCAACAAAGAAGGCAAATTGTAAAAGATTATTATAAGAATGATAGAGTATGGATAGGACCAAGTAACATTAAAGCAGGTCAAAGAGAAACTAAAAAGGAGGACAAATAAATGACAAGAAGAACTAATTATAGAGGATTTGTATGTGAAAATACAAATCAAGAAGTAAGGATTGTAAGCGATTACTTAACAAGATTAAAGAAACATGCAAGAGCAGGTAGGTATGGAAAAGACCTATTTTGCCCACATTGTAATCATAAACATACAGTATATCATTTTAGTTGGAGTGCATTAGTATGCCATCATTGTCATAGAACTGTTGAGAAATTGGATTGGTGGGTATCATCTAATCCTCAAAAGTTTAGCAAAAGAATAACACTTTGCAACCCTAAAGTTAAATATTATATTGATAAGAATAGCATCGGAGAAGTAACAGAAAATGGATGGAGATTGGATGGTAAATATTCACCAAATACCATTAATTCCCATTTCTAAATATTACTCACCTCTAAATTGACCTATTAGTGAAAGGATTTTTATTATGACAACAACAGCAATTCCTACTATTGCAGTATTTCCAGAAGAAAAACTCACTTTAGATCAAAAGATTGAAAAGTGGGTGTGGCAATTATGCCAAAGTTTGGAAGAAAACTATAAACTAAAATACCCTAATTCATGTTCTGATTTAGAATTTAAGATGCAATTAGGTAGGAAATATTGGAAAGTTTTGCAGTGGAATTACCATGACTTTGATAAAACTAGTTTTTCAGAAAGTGTTCATGCCTTCATTGATAAGAATACAGGTGAAGTTTATAAACCTGCATCATGGAGAGGACCAACAAAGTATGTAAGATTTGACCTAAGATTGATTAAAGATAGGGAGAAATTACATAACCCAAGATATACAGATTGGGCAGGTGGTTATCTATACTTAAGGTGATTAATCATGAAAATTGATACTAAAGAATACATGCAAAAAGGTTGGGATGAATCACCATCAGGATGTCATCCTTATGTAAAAGGTTCACGTCATAATAAAATAGGAATGTGGATCATGTGGGTATATTATATAATTATTATTTGTATGGTTATTAGACTAATTGTTGTATTGAATTATGGTTAAAGTTGATAGTTTAGGTAGAATATTAGGATCATTCTTAATAGTAACTGCCTATTTTACTGTGTTACATATATCAGCAACATTAGGTGCAATGATGCACTTATTTGCTAATGTAATCAGTCTACCATTCTTTATACGCACAAAGGCATATGATGTGGTAATAATGTTAAGTTTCTTAATGGTAATTTCACTAACTAAAGTATTATGACTAAGCAAGTATTTCAACCAAGTGTTAAGGAGGATCTTAATAGACCTCACAAAGTAACACTAACTGAAGGACAAATCTCTACCATTCTTTATATTTTAGAAGGGCATATTCAAGGTTCTGATGAATATCATTTTGATGATGATTACAATAGGGAGATGGATAAAATCTTTGAGGAATTGCAGGGAGTTGTTGATACTTACTATAATGTAAGTAAGTGTATAACAGATGGCAATGATTATGCTGACTGTGTTGATACTTTAGTGGAGAAGATGTCATGCCATTAATAAACTTATCAAAAGAAGAATTAAAGAAAGTTGAGTATTACTTATTAGGTGATACTGACCCACTAATTGTTAGTGTACTAGAGAAGATTAGAAGTTTAGATGAAGTTTGTGAGTGTAATAATACCAAGGATAAATGATACGCACCTCTAAATTGACCTAGTAGTGAAGGGATACAATCCCATCAAAAGTTTGTTTATTTAAATCTTATTATGTCAGAGTCAATCAGAACTCTAAGGATTACTGAAGCAGAAGAAACTGCACTAGTTGAAATCATAAAATACTTCAATGATATGGGTTTACCTGATAACATTGAGTTCAAAGATTATGATACACTAAGTGATAAAGTTTGTGAACCTGCATTTTGGGAATACTCTTAATTGAGTAATTCCCTTTTTTATTATTCATTTAAGGAGGTTTAATCATGGCAAGTTGGTACACTCAAGAATATCAAATTGAGGACTTAAAAAGAATAATTAACAGGTTAAATACTGCAATAGATATATGCTGTAATGCAAAGTCTATTGATAGTAATAAACCTGATACTTTTGATGAAAGTTATCCATTTGCAACAGGATATTCGAAATCTGCAATGAGGGAAACTCAGGAAGATTTAAGGAGAGTTATTGAAAAGATAGGTGCTAAAGATGACTAAATTAAATGATTATAAAGTGACCCTACATTTAAGATGCAGAGAGAATCCTACTAGATGGATTGTTGATGAGTATTATGATATTTTAGATCTTAAGAATGGTGAGGATATATTATATTGGAATGTGGAAGATATAAAAGAGACTAAACCTAACCCACCTAAAGATAAGGAGGAAAAGAAACAATGATTGATTTAAATCAAAGACAAAGAGAAGATTTAACAGAGCAATTTGTTGAGTTAGTTGTTGATAACATGTCTGAAAAAGACCTTGTTAGATATGCACAAGAGCAACTAATTGATACTCTTAATCATTACTCATTAGAAGAATTAAAGGATGATGTTGATAACTTTGATGAGGACTTATATGCTGAATTAGTTGATAATGTAACTAATGAAAAAGATTCATCTAAAGATTATGTAATAAGAGGTTATCAATGACTTATCATCATTCATGGTCACAAACTTACATAAAAGATTGTCAATTGACATGGGAAGAACATCATTTAAACAATGAATGGTTTAACAATATGATAGCAATGTTAAAGGAAGATGGTGTATTATATGTTCCTTATCTTAACAAATCTTTTAACAAACAAGGAGAAGAATTATGGATGCAATAACACGAATCAGA